GCCCTACCCCCAGACCGACAGCAATCCAAGACCGACAGCAGAGTTGTTATGTGAAGAAAAGGCATTTACACGATGGGGGATATATCATAGTATAACAAGCAATGGAAGGTCAAGCGCAGAAGTTCAGCAGTGGAGGGTTGAGGAAACTGGTCAAGGCGTATAGGGAACTGACCAATCGCCAAGTCGCGAAGAAGCGCAAGATTGAGGACGAGGTCTGGTTCAACCTTCTGCGCAAGACCAACTACGATAACCACTCCAACCACATCATCCTCTACTACTTCCACAAGGTCAAGGGCGTGGAAGACCTCTACAAGAAGGCAGTGGAGCGCCACGAGAAGAAGAGGCGCGAGGATGAGGCATACGAGGCGAACCTCAAGACCATCGTCGCAGACCTCAAGGTCGGTGATGTGCTCGTGGACAATGACGAGGCAACCGAGTGGGTGGTCACGAGGGCGGACGGCATCACGACCATCAAGAAGAGGCGCGGAAAGATGGAGATGGACATTGAGGGCGGAGAGGGCGAGTGGGAGGAGGTCTTGGAGGAGAACGACAATGGGGAACTCCCAGACCGCGACCCCATCATCTTCACCCAGATGTTCATCAAGGTCTAAAGAAAAGGCATCTACACGAACCAAGACACTCTCTATCAATGAACCAAGTCGTTCAACCGCCCCAGAAAAATGTCGCGCCCTCAAGTAAGGACGAAATGAGCAAGAAGAGTTTGGACATCCAGTTTGGAAAGACGACCGAGGCGGAGGTGTTACCCATCCTCAACAAGTTCTTCGGCGAGGAGCATCACAAGGAGACTTTGCCCAACGGCGAGGTCAACGAATACGACCGATGGGACTTCTGGAACGAGAGCAAGACCAAGAAGAAGGAACTGAAGGGACGGCGCATCAAGCACGATGCCTATCCTACGGCGCTCCTCAACTACTCCAAGATTACGAACCAGTTGCCGAGTGTGGACTACACTTACATCTGGAAATACACCGACGGCATCTACTACCTCCCCTACGACAAGACCCTCTGGGACACTTTCAAGGTCACTTCAATGAGTGTGTGGCGCGATGGACGGTGCGAGACCCAACCGTGTATCAATGTGCCTCACAAACATCTCATTCCTTTACGAACAGAGGTGTAGACCGCTTCGTGTGCGTCTTCCCACTATGAACTGACCCATCCGCCATCATATGATATGCTCCACGATGAACCTTTCCACTCGCAGTGACGAGTTTCATCGGCGGTTTCCCAAACCCATACGACTTGACTTCCGCCTTCTGCTTCGCGAGTTCCTTCGCCGCTGGAGCAAGTGCCTTGACCAGACGCTTGTGCTCTGCCTTGAACTCCCCAATGGGCATCGCGATGGTCTTGCCCTTCTTGCGCCCCTTCCCACCCTTCCGCTCATTTCGGTCATACTCGTCCCAGTCAAAGTCTCCGCGCCCTCTCTCTCGGTTTTGGGTTCGCAGTTGTTCAGCGAGTTGCTGAAGCGCACCCAGTCCCAGTTGGTTTCCCCCAAACTCGCGGAACTGGTCGTCTGCGTCTTGAAGTCTCTGGATGTCGTCTGGATGAAGGCGATACTCACGAGCGATGGTCTCGTAACGACTACGCTGACCACCGACTGCGCGACCACTGCCGTCAAAGTTCGCGAGGGCGTGTCCTTGGTAGGCATCGTAGAGCGCACCCACCGTGCCCAGAGGGAGAGACTTGCTCTTGGGAGGCACAACCGTTACATTCTGGAACAAGCGCCCACCGAGTTTGTAGAGGGGGTCAGTAGACACATACTTGCGCTTGATTTGCCCACTCTGTTGACGGAGAAGGTCGTAGGGTTGGAACGCGGCGTTGTAGGTCTGGGCATCCTTGAGGAACGGATAGTCGCGCTTCAACTGGTTCACAATCGCACCGCCCAGTGAGTGCCCAGTGAGGTAGTGCTCATACTGGTCTGGAGGATAGCGCTGGACGATTTGGTCCACAACCATTTTGTCTTGGATGTAACGGTCAGTGCGCGAGAGACGATTGAGAGGGATGTTCGCGTCCGCCACCAAGTCCTTCTTGTCCGTGGGCACAGTTCCGCGGAGGGTAATCATCACAGACTTCGTTGCCTCGTCCACATACGCATCCACGGTGGGCGTGTTGACCACAAGACTGAACCCTTCCACTTGCGGAGGAGGTGTGGGCAGATAGGAGGTCTTGACGAGTTGGAGGAACTGGGTATCCGTCGGTTTGCGTCCACCCTTGAGCGCTTGGCGTTCCTTTACATACGCCTCGTATTGCGCCAACTTGTATTGCTCCAACTCCTTCTTTGCTGTCGCATACGCCTCCAGAAGTTTCTGCTCGTTCGCCAGATACTTGTCCATCATCGCCTTCTTGTCCTCATACTTCGCCTTGAACGCATCGTCCTTCGCAAACGCTTCGTCCAGTTGAGAGGACGCCACCTTGTCGTAGAGGAACTTGACTGCCTTTCCAGCGATGTTCAAGGGAATGAGGTTCGCGAGACTTGACCCAATGTCCGCCACCGACTTCAGTCCGCGCACAATCTTGTTGAAGGGGTCATCAATCTGCTTCTTCGCCTTCTCAAAGGATGCCTTCGTTCTGGGGTCTTTGTAGTAAGCAAGTGTGGTCATCGCTTGTCCAATCTTGTCCAACTTCAACTGCGCTGGAGAAGTCCGTATTGCCCTCGCCGCAATCGTGTTGGGCGCAAAGTAGTCTTCAAACGAAACGATGGGTTCATTCTTCTTGCGCTCCGTGTCCTTCGCAGTGCGCTCTTGCCGTGCCTTGAACTGCTCGTCCGTCTCATACGACCGCTTCTCAAGGGGAGCACCGCGTCCGCTATACCGCTGGGCATCCTCAATGTATTCTGCCCTATCCTTGCGAGGCATCTTCTTCCAGTTCGCCTCACTGATGGTGTTGATATCAAACCGACGGAGGTAGGTGTTGACCTTCTCGCGTTCCTCCTCCGCAAGTGTGGGGTCACCTTCAGCACGAGCGGCGACTTGAGGACGGTCTACGGTCGGCACGACCACCGTCTGCGCTGTTTCTGCGCCACGCGCTCGTTGTGCCTCGGCGAACTCGTCTGCTTGGGTCTTCTTTTCCTTCTTGGGTTGACGCTTCTTGACTTCCTTGCCCAGTTGCTTCCCCTTCCGTGCGCGTTCTGCCGCTTGGATTGCTTCCAACTTGTCCTTCGCCTCTTGATTGCCCTCTTCCGCAAGGCGCTTCAGTTCATCGCGCTCCTCCTTGGTGAACCGACCCTTTGCCGACTTCTCTACAACCGACTTCTTCTTGCGCCCCACCTTCTCCTTGGGGATACGACGGTTGCCGAAGCGCCGTTGAAGGTCTTTGGACGGAGCATTGATGGCGGTGAGGTCAAAGTTCGCTGGTGTAACCTTGGAGCGCTGGGGGGTCGCATAACTATCTGGTCCACGCTGAAGACCACGCGGACGCCGTGCCTTCGCCACCATCAGTCCAATAAACCCAGCGCGTCTGTTGCCCTTCGGCATTCCCTCTCCCATCAAGTCCGCTTCCTCGTCATACTCAAAGGACATTGTGTATACTCTCACGCGTGATTTGGTTTGACCGCATTCACAAAAATATGGGCGATTTCAAATATGGGGAAAGACTATACACAATGGATATGGGAGAGATGCCGCCTCGCCGTGCTCGTGCTGTTGGAGGTCGTGGGACTGACCAATACAATATGGGACTGCGCGACCCTATGGTTCACGAAATCAAGGGACAACTCGCCGACAAACGCGCAATGACTGGTCGTGGAACAACTGCGACGGAGTATCGTCGTCTTCAAAACGCCTCCCACGCGCATATGAAGGGAGGTGTTGGGGGCGTTACTGGAGGTGCGATGACTGGAGGTCGCCCTCAACTCGCTGGGGGCGCGATGACTGGGGGTGCTCCGTCCGTGTCTGGCGGTGAGGGGATGTATACCGAGCGTCAACTGAAGGGTCTTGCTCGTGCGATTGGAAGCGGAAAGACGCTGGGTCGCACACACTCCAAGATGCTGGGCGCAATCAAGGGTGCTGGGTTCTTTGATGACTTCCAGAAGGGGTTTATGAGCGTCGTCCGTCCAGTCGCCTCCGTCGCCAAGCCGTTTCTCTCTATGGCTGGTCCTTACGGCACTGCTGCCTCTATGGGTCTCTCCGCGCTGGGTCTGGGGATGGGCAGTGGAAGTGACGACGAGGATGCCCAGAGCGTCGTGGGGGGTCGCAAGAAGCGCAAGTCCGCTGGTCCTAACGATGCTCGTCGCCGTCGTGGCGCGATGGTCTCCAAACTGATGAAGGAAAAGGGGATGACGCTGGGGGAGGCATCTCGCTACATCAAGGAGCACGGTTCGGCTTGACGAAAAAAATAGAGGTGTAGAACAATGGATGAACCAAAGAGTGACGCAAAGGTCGCGCCTCCGCCACCCCCTCCTACTCCAACCGCTGAACCAAAGTGGGTGCGCCCTAAACGGCGTTACACCAAAAAGAAGGACAGATTGAAGGGCATACTTGTGTCCAAAGAACCAGTCACTGTGAGATTTGACTGACCGAATATGTTGACTACCAGTATACACAATGAGCGGATACAACAAGACGGCATATATGGGTCGTCCGCAACTTTCATTTCCGTATGTTGCGGATGGTCATCGTGACTTGGGGAGCGCCTACTTTGTAGGACGGATGCCCAGTGGGCAGACCGCAGAGATTGGCGCAGACATCTATGGATGGGGCGCAGACGCACGGCGGATGGCGTATGCGAAGGTTCAGTCCACACGCACGGCACAACGCCTCTACGACCGCACACCGCGTTTCCGCGTCCAACCGACACAACTGATGGGTATCGTTCCGTTTGGCGTCAACCACACACGCGATACCTTTCCCTCGCGACTGATGGGTGCTGGGTCAATCGGTGCGCTGACCACGCCAGAGGGACAGCAGTATCGTCGTAAGATTTTGGATGCTCGTGCGGAGCAACTTCGCGCGATGGAGCAAGACCCTCCAGTTGACGCACCTCCTCCAGCGATGAAGGAACTGACCGAGAAGGAGGCGCTCAAGGAGCAGTATGCGATGGAGTTCAAGGCGATTGAGAACGAGTTTGATGCTGGAGTGGCGGAGCGCAGTCAAGCGAACGAACTTTCCAAGTGGGTCGCCAAGTTCCTCGGTCTGCTTCCCTACTACGATGGGAACGACTTGGATGAACTGGTCAACTACCAGCGTCGCATTGACGATATCTTGATGACCATTCGCGATGTCTTGGGCAATGACCCAGAGGACGCGGAGGGACGGAAGCAGAAGGCGGTGTATGGGTTCATCCAACGCGCACTGCTCACTTGGGATGTGGTGATTAGCAAGTATCTGGGGCAAGAGCGCGACCTTGAGTTGACGGATGTGACCGTGCTTCGTGGACAGCAACCGCTGACGGCGGTCGTGCGCAATGGACGAGTGACTGGTGAGCAGTTCGGTCAAGAGGCGATACTCTATCTCCCTCTCGCCCAGCGTATCGCCGCGGTCAAGGCAATCCTTCGTGACTTGGGTCTTGCTCGGCAAGTGAAACTGCTCCCTCCCAATCCAGAGGACTTCGCAGAGGACTTGGAGGAAGATGAGGAAGAGGCAGCGGATGAGTTCGCGGACGGTGACGATGGAGGTGGAGAGGTTGTTGTGGAGGAGGCAGCGCAAGATGAGGAGGTGGATGAGCGCCCTCGCACTCAAGCGCAGATTACCGCGGAAATCCGTCGTCGTGTGGCTGCTGGGGACGCACCGAACGCAGAGACTGCCGTCCGTCAAATCGCAGAGGAGTGGGTGGATGTGACTGGATACCGCCCTACTGAAATCTCTACCCTCAAGTCCATTCGCCAGACCCTTGTCCAGCGTATCAAGGACGCGGTTCGTGAGGGGCGTCTTGCTGGGCGCGGTAGAACTGGGGGCGCGATGCTCATCAAGGGGCGGAGCAGTCAAGCAAAGACCTATCCCATCCATCAAGCAAAGGAGGTTGCTCGGCAACTGGTCAAGGTGGTGAGACGATAAGACATAGGATACGATGTAGGGTCGTGTAGGGTAAATCGCAGAGTTTGCCTCGCGTATGGGGGGTTCTGTTGTCCAACCGAGAAAGTCTACGATTTGTCTTACATTGCCCTACATCATAGCACACATCATTTCCTCCTATCCCATTGCCTCACGAGAACTTCGCAGAAGAGAGTATAGAATGAGCGCTAATCTGCTTGTGAAACGGAAACTCCCAGAGGACTTCGCCACAGATGTCGTGGAGGTTCTCCAGCGGATGTCCTTCACCAATCTGCTCTCGTTACGCTTGATGGGCAGTGGGTCACTCAAGGGACAACTCTACGCTGGAGATTACGATGCCTTTGAGGTTGTTCCAGTGAAGAGCATCAGCGCGACCGTCAAGAAGTTTCAGTCCATCGTGCGCTCTCTGCTTGACCGCAAGAACACCTATGTGGGAGACATCAAATGTGGGAGTGTGGAGGAATGGAAGGTCATCGCTGACGAGGCAAAGATTGAGCAAGGAAAGGTTGTGGGATACAACTCCACCGCCATCAAGAAGAGGATTGAAGCGTTGTTTGAGCAAGGGGTGATTGGGCGCGAGGAACGCAACACGGCGATGGACAAGGTCAAGACCACGATTGCGCCTCTTGAGTTTCTGGAACTGAAGCGAGACCTCCGTTACCACCTCGTGCGCTGGACACCCCAAGAGGTTCTGCGCGGTCACAAGACCTTGCGCGATGGGCGGAAGTTTACACTCGCAGAAGGCATCCAGACACCGACGATTACCAAACTGGATGTCGTTGCGTGGGTTCAAGGCAATCGCTTTACGGATTTCAGTTGTATCTACGAGTTCCGCAAGGGCAAGACCGTTCTCAACCCAGCGATGCGCGACATCGTGGAAGGACTGAAGGAGAATGTCTACGAACTCTATCACGAGAAGGACTACTTCAAGATGGCGAAGCGGATGTTCGCGCTCTCGCGTGTGCTGGGCGCATACCCCTTGCTGTCTCTCTTGTCCCAGTTGTTCAACGGTGACTTGGGGCGCATCTATGTCGTGTATGGGGACATTGGGACGCTGGAGTTCCTCTTGGAGAACGAAGGGTCTATCCCCAAGGAGAAGGTTCAGTTTGAGATTGACCAGTTCCGCAACCGCCTTGCGAATGTGACCCTCCCCAAATATCTTGCGAACGAGGAGACCATCGCGGAGGTCATCCAAAAGGCGTCCAACCCCCTCCTCTATGTCCAGAACCACGCCCAACTCCTCCGTTTGCTCCGTCAACTGCGCTCTCAACTGTATTCGTTCCTTACATCCTACTCCGCCGACTTTCTCCGCAACCACGGACTTTTACCGCCTCCGTCCCAACTTCTGCCGTAACAAATCAGTTCAGTTAAGTTCTTTGAGGAGAACATAGAATGCCTTTCCTCTCTCTCGGCAAAGAAGCACCCAAGGGGACGCGCCCCATTGCGATTGTGCGTGGCGGTGATGACGACGGCGACATCTTGTATCTCCACGAGGACGACAGCACACGAGGGAAGCGTCCCAAGAAGGAGGTGGACGCCCACAAGTATGAAAAGGAGTTGAAGGAAATGAAACCGACCCATCGTGTTCAAGTCTTCAACCGCATCCAAGAGGCAATCGCCAAGGGTATCCCCCCAGAGAAGATGGTCGGTGAGACGGAGCAAATCAAGACCCTCTACCGTCGTATCCAGAGTGACCAAGCGAAAGACACCAGTCTCCGCATCCCAGACGATAGCACCTTCCAACTCATTCCCTCGCCAGACCCTTCCAAGCGCGAGGTGTGGTATATCGCTGGTGCGTCTGGGTCTGGAAAGTCCTACATCGCACGGCAACTCGCGGAGGGTTACAAGAAGTTGTTCCCCTCGCGCGATGTCTATCTCATCTCCAAACTCCAAGAGGATAGCACTCTGGACACGATGAAGGTCGGCAAACCCAAGCGCATCAATGTTCAGTCCCTCGTGGACGACTATCCCAGCATTGACGAGTTCAAGGATTGTATGGTCATCTTTGACGACTACGACACCTTTCAAGGCGCAGAGGGCAAGACCGTCCAGACACTGATTGATGACCTCGCCATCCAAGGTCGTCACACGAACACCACGATGCTCTGCTTGACCCACTACATCACCAACTACAAGAAGACGCGTCTCCTCCTCAACGAAGCCTCTCACTTCGTCATCTACCCTCAAGCGACCTCCTACCACGCGCTCAAATACCTCCTCTCCACTCACATTGGAATGGAGCAAGAGCAAATCAAGGCACTGCGGTCTCTGGGGCGCTGGATTTGTGTGAGCAAGAACTACCCTCAATACCTCGTGTCCCAGCACTACGCCAAGGTTCTTCACCAAGAATAAGCGCCAACAATCTCTGGGGGAGGAGTATACACGATGTCTATCTCCCAGTTGGACGACCCTTCTATGCGTGAGGCACTTGGTCTGGAAGCAAATGTGCCGACTGCGCTCAACAATCCCACAGTCATTGGGTCTGGAAATGGTTCAATCCAGATTGGGTGTGGTCCAGCGGCGACCCAGAACGGTCAACTCTTCTTGAACGAAATCAACGCGAACGGAACGCTGGGTGTCGGTCAGTTGGTCATCAACGACCCAGCAGACATCAACTACCGTAACCTCTACCTCACCCCCACGAACATTGACTTCCAACAAGCAAACACTGGAACTTCCTTCCCTCTCGCGCAGTTCACTGATGCGACTGGAGACATTGCCGTAACAGCAACCACGATTGATGTGGGGGCGATTACGAACCTTACGACCATCAACGGCGCTCCCTATCCTCCAACCATCCCACTCAACTATGCCGTGTCTTCGGCTCTCGTTGGTCCTCTTGGTCCGTATCCAGTCCAACTCTTTCGTGCGGTCATCCCCCACAACATTCCCAATGGACAGACTGCGCTACTGACTGTGGCGCTCAACGGACTGGTCTTGCCCAATCCACTCGGCGTAGGATTGGATACACTGGGCATCTCCGTTCGCGAACAAACTGGAAATGTTCCCACACCAGCAACTCTGTTTACGATGTATCCCCCCACGATTAGACCAGATTTGGCTGCTCAAGGACCGATTTCGTTGATTGCTCAAACCATTATCACCAGTGATGGTGGAACGGAGTGGACGGTTGCGGTGAATGTGTTGGCGTCTACGAGTGGAACAAACTACACTGTGTCTGGTGGGGGGACTGGGATGGCGACACTCACCCAACTCTCCTAAAAACCAATCCGCTTTATTTCGCGCGAGAGACTATACACGATGTCTATCTCCCAGTTGGACGACCCTTCTGTGCGCACCGCGCTCGGCATTGAAACTGACCAACCTTCGCAACTGACTTCTCCAGTGGTGATTGGAAGCGTAACCCTCACCGACGGAGGTGCTGGACTTCTCAATGTGACGGATACCGTCTTTGCGTCCCAGCAACTCCAGTCTCCGCTCGTGCGCGTGGGCACACTGAATATCCAAGACAATGGAGGTGCGCAACTGGGTTTCGCCAATGCGACTTCCATCCGTATTGGCGCTGTCCCAGTCACTGGGATTACAGAAATCAATCTTGCTGGTCTGCGGTGTGCGCAAGTGGGCACTGGAACGACCACACAAGTCGTTGCGTGGGACAACAACTTGGAGGAGACCACCCTCAACAATGTGGTAGCGCTCAACGGTCAAGGTGCGTGTGCCTTGAATAATATCGTGACGGTCAACGCTGAAAATCCAAACACCTCCAAGACTTCACTCGTGACTGCTGCTGGGTCGTTCGCTCTGGACGGCACGGAGCAACAACTCGCTGTGAACGCCTACGCACTGACGAACGGTAAGACCTACGGATGCTGGGGACAAGCGTATCTTGCGTGGAACAATCCTCCAGCGGCGACCGACAAGGTCTACTTCATCTTCCGCACTTCCACTCAAGCGAACGCATTTGATAACGACGATGCGAACACGCGCTGGACAATCTATCCAGCAGTGCCGAATACCGCTGGACTGATTGAAACTTATGTGTCGTTTGCTGGGTCGTTCGTGGCGGAGGCAGACAGCACACTGCGGATTTCCGTTCTGGGCGCGGTCGGCACACCAGCGGATTACACTGCGGACTTCACCAACCTCGCTATTCAGCGCTTGGATTAAGCGTAGGGATTGTCGTTGGATAGAGTATACAGATGTCTTGTTCACAACTGGACGACCCTTCCTACAAGGAGGCATTGGGGTTCATCGCATCTGGAGGTGTTGACCCTCCTCTTGCGTATACCAACAACGGAGTGACTTCTACGCTTCAAGTGGGAGGGTTCACCAATACCGTTCCCATTACGACTGTGCCGACGGTTCTCTACAACAACCCAACCACGCTTCAACCCAATCCGCTCCCCATCAACATTACGCTTGACCCACCCAACACCTCTCCGCTCAACAATGTGACGGTCGCGCAGTTCCACTGGATAAAGCAAGACAACTTTGGTAACCAAGACAAGTATGGTTACATCAAACTGGGCGATGGGTATATGAGGGTGGGCGCGGAATGGGTTGGGCAAGGACCAGAGACGGTCATTGTGGAAGGCGGAAATATCGTCGTCAATGCGATTGGGACGCAGAATGGGTCTGCTGGACTGGAACTTCAAGGAGGCGGAGACGGCAGTGGGGTAACTCTCCCAGTCAGTTCTGCGCGTCTCTGGATGGACACGACTGGGCAACTGAACGCCGCTCACCTTCTCCCCTTGACTTCCACTGGAAACCAAGTCCTCTTCCGTTCCACCTTTTGCGAGGCACTCTCTACTGCGACGACTGCGGTGGGCGCTGGTGGGCAAGTCCTTCTGCCGTTGAACATCCTCAACGCAAGTTCCTCGCAAGGAGGCGTCAATCACTTCGTGCTCTCTGGTCCTACGACCCTTCAATATACTGGTGTAAACACTGGTCTCTTCTTCGTCACCGCAACGATTGCGTTGGACACAACCACTGGAGGAAACAATAGTGCGGTCGCGCATTTCAAAATCAACGGAAGCGATGTTCCCAACTCGGCATCGCGCCACACCGTCAACCAGAACCAAGAAAGCACCATCGTCATCCAAGCGTATCTCACTCTCAACCAGAACGACACCATCAGCATTGCGCTTTCCTCCGCGGACGCCAATATGAGCGCGACAACCTACGCAGCAGTGGTTGGTCCGCCGACCATTCCAGCAGAACCAGCGGTGGTGCTTGTCGCCAATCGTATCGCTTGAGATAGGTTCGTTGTGTGTAAATGCTTTTCCTCAATCTATTCAACAAATCTTCAACTTCTTTCGGTGGGAGGGTCTCCCACTCAAAGAGGCAGACGACCGAAGCGAAACCCACGAGGGACGCGCAGATAGGTCTTACACTTGTTACACCAGAGACACCAATACATCTTGTCTACCAGAACGCGTTGGGGGGTGTGGTCGCACATTTGTTCTACCGCACGAAGACTTTTGGTTGGGGGATATAATGAAACATCTTTTGATACGATGTAGGGTCGTGTAGGGTAAATCGCAGACTTTCTCGGTTGCCGAACGAAAACCCCCATACGCGAGGCAAACTCTGCGATTTGTCTTACATTGCCCTACACTGCTTTCTCCTTATAGAGTATGGACGACATCCAAGCGAATGTCTCGTGGTCAAGCGCTCTGGAAGAGTATTTTGCCTCTACTGGCGAGAAGGCGCATTGCCTTTCGTATCTCCACAAGCGCAGTGAGATGCTCTACTCCCAGCGTCGCACTTGGATTGACCTCCCAGTGATTGTGCTGTCTTCGGTCGTGGGATTTTTGAGTGTAGGGTCTTCCTCTATGTTCCAAGGCAACGAGATGGGCGCGAGTATCGGTCTGGGCATTGGGTCGCTGATGGTCTCCGTGCTCCAAACGGTCAACACCTACTTCGGTTGGGCAAAGAGGGCAGAAGGTCACCGCATTGCCTCTATCCAGTATGCGCGTCTCTACCGCTTCCTCAACATTGAGATGAACCTCCCACGCAACGAACGGAGCACACCGCACGACCTTCTCAAGAGCACGAAGGAGCAATACGACCGCCTTGCCGAGATTTCGCCACTGCTCCCTCAACTCGCGCTGGACGAGTTCAAGACCAAGTTCGCGAAGGACACCGAGATTAGCAAACCAGAGGAGGCGAACGGACTGGAAAAAATCGTCATCTACAACCCTATGAACCACAGCAAAAGTAATCCAGTGATAGAGAACAATGACGACGCTTCAAGAAGCCAAAGCGTATCCCTTGGGTGACGACGACATCAACAAAATCCTTGAACCAGATACGCACATCTTTACCTATCCGTATCTCAAGCAAGTCAAGGACATTGACGAAATCTTTGACCCCTACGGACGCGCGATGATGCTCTACCTCACGGACGACGCGAACACTGGGCATTGGGTCTGCCTCATCCGCCGAGCGCACGAGATTGAGTTCTTTGACCCTTATGGAGAGAGACCAGACGAGCAACTGACTTGGAACGGCAAGGGAAAACGGAAAGAGTTGGAGCAAGACCGCCCTCTCCTCTCCAAACTTCTTCGCGAGAAGGGTCTCCCAGTCGTCTACAACAAGACCAAGTTCCAGAAGGTTGACGACGATATCGCGACTTGTGGTCGTCACTGCGTCATCCGTCTCTTGTTCAAGGACAAGACGCTTCCGCAATACGCCAAGATGATAGAGACCAGTGGGATGTCGCCAGACGAGTTCGTAACGCGCACGACCTTTGATTTGCTGGGGAAATAACCGAGCAAGAGAGTATACAGTATGTCCTATCGGTCAAGTGTTGAGTTCAGTGGTCAATACGATAGTCTGGGCGACCCAGACATCATCTACTACAACGCGGACATCATCAACGACAACCAACTGTCCAAGGTTGGTCTTGGTCTTGACCCCCCAGTCCGCTTCCAAGAGACGCGTAGCACGGCGCTCATCAACGATATCAGCAAGTTCTACTTCTCTATCGTTCGGTTCACAATGAATGGTCCTAACAAAGACCTTCCAGTGTTCATTCCGTCTATCCAGACTGGTCAAGCGGACATCAATCTCACCTCCTACTCCGTGGGTCTCCAACTGACCAAGCAAATCGTCATCGGCGGTAACCCTTTCACTTTCACTGGGTATGCGCGTCGGTTCATCTACTATGCGAGTGAGAGCGCCCAAGCCTACACTGCCTCTGGGCAGACGCTCCCCAACCCTCCCCTTGTGGACCAAGACATCCGCGGTATCTACTACTATGTCTACACCTACCAGCACTGGCTTGACCTTGTGAACCAGACCCTCGCGCAGACGCTCTCCTCCGTTGACCCCATCAGTCCCCAGAAGCCCACGCTGTCTCTCCAAGAGCAGTTTGATGCCTTCTACTTCGCCAATGGTGGTGTTGCCCCAGCACCGTCCATCATCACCGAAGCGCCCTTCATCGTCTACAACCCCTCCTCCAATCTGTTCACCCTCAACGGCGACACCTATGGGTTCGGTGGACCAGACGCAGTGTCGTTCGGCAGTGGCGCCGCTGGTAACGAGGAGGCGATGACGCTCTGGTTCAACACCAATATGTTCGGTCTCTTCAGCAACTTCAACAACCTCTACCTCGGCAACGAACCGACTGGGCAAGTCAACGAAATCGTCTTCCAGAACAAACTCGGCACGAACCTCTACTTCCCACCGTCGCCTATCCTCGCCGCTGGTCCTCCAGTCACCGTCGTGCTCACTGGAAAGGGCTACTACCAAGAGGTTCAAGACTACGAGAGCACCTCGTCCCTCTGGTCTCCAGTTACGGCAATCGTGTTCACCTCCACTCTCATCCCAGTCTACGCCGAGCAAGTGGGTGCGCCTATCGTCTACGGCGAAGGCAACGACAATACGACCAACAACCAGAGCACCAACGCCTTCCAACCGATTGTTACGGACATCGCGCTCCCTCTGGACAACGCCGCCAACTACCGTGGGTTCATTGAGTATGTGCCGTCCGCCGAGTATCGTATGGCGGCGTTCACCTCGTCTCGCCAAGAACTGCGGAACATTGATATCCAAGTCTTCTGGAAGGCGCGACTGGACGGCAACCTCTACCCCCTACGGATGTTCAACCTTTCGTCCGTGTCCATCAAGATGATGTTTCGCAAAAAGGCGAGTGGGCAGTGAGATTGAAGATTTGGGCGCAAAAAGATGGGAGGAGTGAGTATACACACGATGTCTGCTGATATTGAGAAACTCGCCGTGTTTGACGACCGCATTGTCCAGTCTCGCCCCAAGTATGCGGTGGAAAAGGGTGCGCTGTCCGTCACGAACGCGCCGTTCCAGTCCATCGCCGCCAACGGCAGTCAGCACACCTACAACATCACTGTTCCCAGTGAGAATGTGTTCATTGACCGCGCGGTAGAGTGGACGAGCACTTGCGCTCTCCAGTTCACTGTGACCATCCCCAACGACCCCACCCTCATCGGTCAGCCAGTCGTGGTCTTCGGTCGTGACTGCGCCCTTGCCGCGTTCCCTCTCCACTCTCTTACGCAGACGCTGACCGCCACCATCAACGACACCACGACCACGATGAACACTGGTGATGTGCTCTACGAGGTGCTCCGTCTTGCCGACTACAAGAAGAACCGCGCCCAGCGCACTTGCCCCACCTATCTGGACACTTACAAGTCCTACGACCGCGCCTTCGGTGCGATTAATAACCCTCTGGGTGACTACTCTACCGCGGCGGATAGTGGGTCTGTGCCCAACGGCGCATACTGGAATGTTATCTTCACCGACGCGACTGGTGCGTCCCTTGCTGGTGCGGCGACCTACAACGACGGCACGAAGGTGGTCAATGTGACCAACGGTGTTCCAGTCATCACCATCAACGGTGCTGGTCCAGCGCCCTTCCTCACCTACAACATCTTCGTCAAGTTCACCTCTACGGAGAAGATTGTGCTCTCGCCGTTCGTCTTTAGCGACAGTCACGAGCAAGACACTGGTCTCTTCGGCATCCAGAACATCCAACTCGTGATGAATATGACCTCTCCCTCGCAGACGGCGACTTCTGGTCGTGTTATCCGTAGCACCACTCGTGCTGGGCGCACCATCAGCAATGTGGGTTACAACGCGACGAACCAAGGTGGAACTCCGTTCACCAACTCGCGCGTCAATGTTCAGTTCCTTACGCCCTCGCTGGACATCCCTCTGCCCCCCAAGTCCGTCGTGCCCTATATGGAGTTCCCTCGTTTCATCTACAACCAAGCGTTCTCCACGCCCATCGCTATCGGTGCGACGGCGACTGGTGTTCAGTCCCAGACCATCACCCTTCCGCAAATCCCAGACCTAATGGTCATCTATGCGAAGCCGACTTCCTACACGACTGGTGTTGGAACATTCGGTCCTTACGCGCCCACGGATGCGGACTTCTACCTCCCCATCACCCAGATTAGCATCAACTTTGATAACTTCTCTGGTCTCCTCTCCTCGCACACTGCGGAGCAACTCTACGGTATGTCCTACCGCAACGGTCTTGACCTTGACTACGACGCTTGGTCTGGTCAAGCGAAACTCTCCGCGCTGTCCACGGCAGTCGGCGACCTCGGCAGTGGTCAAGCGGCGACGGTGGGTGGTTTCCTCGTGCTCAAGCCCTCGCAAGACATCGTGCTCCAGTCTGGTCAAGCGCCGTCGCTGGTTGGGAACTTCACCTTCCAGTTCAACTGTAATGTGCTGAACACGACTGGCGGTGCGCTCAATGGTCTCTCGCTCTACCTCGTGACCGTCAACTCTGGGTTCTTTGAGAGCATCAAGGGTTCGTCTCGCGTCATCAAGGGTGTGCTCACGGAGGCGGACATCATCTCTGCTCCTCTTGCGCCGATGGGCACTCGCTCTCAACTCACTCGCGTGGTCGGTGGTCAGTCCGTGCTCTCTCGCCTCGGCAACATTCTGGGCAAGGTGCGCGAGTATGCCCCTATGCTGAAGCCGATTGCCTCCGCCGCCAAGCCTCTCCTTCCGCAAGGCGTTCAAGATGTGATGGGCGCAGTGGGTCTGGGCAAGACTGGCGGTCGTGCGACTGGTGGAATGAAGGCAAAACTCCACGAGCGCCTCGCGTAAGACAAGAATGAGGCACAAACAAATAGGGGAGAGGAGTATACACAATGGCTTCCGCTCTACTCGGTGGTTCTACGACATCGCCTCTTGTTACAAGTGCTCTGCCCACACTTCCAGTCGTTGCGACCTCGGTGAGTGCTGACCAGCGTCTTTCGCTTGGTCCGTTCTCCACTGGGACGGTGACGAAGACGGAGACGGCGTCCGCTGGAGGTTACACGGTCGCGCTCGTGGACAGCGCTGGTGCTGGTGCGACTGTTCCTCTCCTAACGGTCACCTCCGCTGGTGGTCCTCCCATCACCTCTGCGTCGGTGGCTGCGAATGCCCCTATCACCCACTCCTCTGCGCTCCAGTCTGGAACAGTGACCATTGCGCTTGGGTCTCCTACTTCCCTCGCGGTTGCCGTTCCGCAGATTACGGCGAACTCTATTGTGATGGTCACCCCCATCCAAGCGGCGCCAGACGCGACTGCGAACTCGTTCTCGGTTGTCCTCAACGCTGGTGTTGGGTTCACCATCCAAGCGAACGGCAACGCCACTGCTCAAGTGACGCTGGGGTGGTTCGTCGCCAAGTATTAAAATCTGCGGAAGGAGAAATGGACTACTCTCTGTTCTTCAAGCAGACCCTCACTGGCGCAGTCGTCGCGCCCACAATCCAAGCGTTTCCTTTCTCCGTAAAGAGTGGGGACGGCAATGTTCTCCCTTTCATTGCGACTATCAAAGACGCCCCCTCGCACATCCATAATCCAAATGTCCCCATCACTTTGTGCGTGGGACATTCAAATCAGTTCGTCTGTGCTCTGTGCGACAAGTTCTGCGGAAAGTAGTGGAAGACAGCAAAGCAATCCCCACAAAAAACCCACAACCACCATCCCCTCACCAGAGGATGTTGATTGCGAGGTTGTTGGGACTGTAGGTGTCCTTCTTCCAGTCCCCCTTGATTTTCGTTGCTCGTGCGCGGTAGAGGCGTCGCTTCGTGTCCGCCGTTCCCTTGGGCACTTTGCCCTCTGCCTCTGCTCTGCTCCACAAGAGGAAGTCGCCATACCCTTGTCTGCCGAACTTGACCACGCGTCCGTCTGGGGTCTCAATCTGTAACTTGTGCGGTTTGGGCGCGTAGGTGATGCGTCCTTCAATCCCAGCGTCTCGTGCCCTCTTCCGTGCGAGAGTAAGATAGGCATCGTCCTTGGGCGGAGGCACTGCTGGGAGAGGCGTAGACAGCAGACGCCCTTTGCCCACCCTCCGCCCTTCCAGTGCCTCTCCCAGAGGTCGTTGCTCCACATTGATAGCACGAGCAATCTCGCGGACGGATGGTCCTACAC